TGCCGTAATCTCGTCACTATAGGCGTTTATCGTTGTAACTGCCATATGTTATTTCCTTTGTTTCGTGAGGTGTTGATGCACTTCAGATCCAGTTACGTTAAGGCATTGATGGCGGTTTCAACCGTCGAAGTGTCCGAACCATTGAGAATCAGAGCCACGTAGTCCTGAATCCCTTTGATTTGAGCATTCGAGAAGTTGCCAGACACCACAATGCCACGGCTAGGGTCAAGGCTAGGAGTGAACATACCCTGACCTAAACCAGCCCTTACTACTCCAGTCTCCAGGGTCAGACCCTGGGAGAAGGGTTGAATTTGGATCTTATATGCTTTCATGTGATTACAGCGTCTCGTCGCACTTCACGCGAATAACCTTTTCCTCCCACATGCGCGATGCTCCGAAGGAGCCGCACACATAGACCTGGACAGAGTAACGCTTGCCAGGAAGCCTATCAACCTCGACGGCCAATTCCATGGCCATAGCGAGAGTGATGCCGCTGCGAGGGTAAAAGAGACACTCGCGATTGTTGCCTGACTTCGCGAGCAACTCAGTTCTCACGAACTTGAAGCCCATGAAGGTGTCGACAGTGCCGTTGACCAACGCCTTGACGGTGTTGTAATCAGCCGAGGTGACCTCAGTCGTTCGCAGAAGAGACTGCACCTGAGATGCAGTAACTACCGCAAACGCCTCTTCACCGTCAGCAATGGCCTCCGTGGATTCCAGCAGGAAGCGAACTCGACGAAGCTTACCAACGGTAAGATTCGAATTGGTTGCGCCACCGGACTCCACGTAGTTGACTGCGACTTCCGACGCTGCCGGGAAGGTGACTGCCGTAGCGCCAGTCTTTCCGGTATACGCCGTCCCAGTGGCAGCCGCAATAATCGCGCGATCAATCGCACGACCCATTGCGTAAACTGCGTTCTGAGTGTAAGCTGCGGTCGGGTCTGCCAACATGCGGATTTTGTCCTTGCGGTCAATCAAATCCGCCCAGTCATAGTCCTCCAACGAAATCCGACGCCGGTCATGAGGAGTTTCGTTTAGGGGTGTGTCACCATGGCGAGTGGTGACCTTTTGGGCATCGACCGGACCAATCCGATCATAGAAGTCGAATTCCGCATTTTGAGTCTCATTCGTGACAGTGCCACGAAGACGAGAGCCTCTTTGCTGAAACTGAACCTCTATGTTGGATCGATAGGTCTGGACTAATGCCTTGTCGATCTGTGAACTCATAGTTGTTACGATTCGAACGTTTCTGCATTGCGGGAGAGTTGTCCTCGTCGGACTCTACCTCACGAACATCGTCGTGTGGCGAATGGCCATACCGACCATTGTCCCCTAGACCGGTGAAGGTTGCCTAGGGATAAATTTTCATCAAGTGCTGAGCTATTTCAGCACTCGTCAGCACACTTCGGATGGCAATTTCGACATCCGGGAGTGCATTTGCTTGGCAAATATTCTTTGCCTCAGCGAAATTCTTGATTCCGTCGTTAATTGCTTGTTTCAATCGACGAAGCTGGTCCATGTGCGCGAAACTTGAGGAATGGCCAGCAGATTCACTCATGCTGGCACATTCCATATGCGAGATTTCCAAAGAAGTCAAGCATTATTTTGACGGAAACGCCTTTTCGTGTAAGGCTGACCATCTTTCCACAGCAACCTTGTGGCCGGGATGATTTTTCGTGAGGAACGCCTCCATGAACTCCTTATCACTCTTCCGCCTGAGCCTGGGCCGGATCACCCACCATAAGGTCATTTCCTGCACCCTCGGCGCTGTCTTCCAGCATGGATTCACCGATCGAGGAGAACAACTTGATGACCTGTGGGTCATTTCCGTGCTTTTCCAAGAACTCCTTGATCTCTTCCCCACCGAATTTCTTCACAACCGACTGAGCCAGGTTGAGTTTGGTGTCAAACTTGTCGCCCCAGTCAGTTTTCAGCTGAGAAATGGCGGCAACCTTCTTGTTTTCAGAGTCTCTGACACCATCCTGGTAGTTCTTCGTCGCAGATTCGAAGTAATACTTCAGAACCTTGGTGGCCTGGGAGTCAGAAAGACCGGCTTCGTGCAATACTTTCCGAGCTTCACCGAGCTTTTCGTCGTTGACGCCCATGTCCGGAGGGAGATTTTCCGGCTTGAATGTGTATCCGGTGATGTCTTGGGGCCGTCCGAGGTTATTGTAGAACTCATTCCACTGTTCCGGCTTCCAGTTCTTCTGGGGTTTGGCAATCTTTTCAGCCCCAATGAGCTTCTGAGCATTGACATAGCTCTTTGCCAGATCAGGAATTGTCTTGATCTGCGACAATGAGGCTTCTCCCCTAAGGTCTTCCGGTAGAATAGACAGGTCGAGAGCTGGAGCGCCGCCTCCCTCACCAGGGTCAGGTATTCGTAATACGTTATTCATCTTCATGGGCCATACTTTCTTGTATCTGTTTGGTTAGTTTGTTGACGTCCCTGCCTAAGATTCGAAGGATAGACAGGACGATATGTTTTTGACCTTCTTTAACCAGAAGCGAATTGAAGTCCACAGTGATCTTGGGACTGAGAATACCTGATTCTCTCATCAGGTGTTCCAGAACCAACTCCCCATCAGGCGTATTGAATATTGACTTATACGCCTGATGAAGCCGTAGCCTGTTCTTAAGCCTCTGAATTAAATCTGAGTTCACACGAGTCCCTTCTCACGAGCCGTTGCCACGTTCTTCAGAGCATTAGAGGCTGGCTCGGCTACCGCCGCCATCGTAGCAGCCTGTTGCTGCTCAGATCGCTGTGCTCTGATTTCTTCCAGTTCTTCAGGAGTGCGAAGCACCTTGCGGCTCACATCTTGAATAATGGCCATCTGTTCGACGTAACGATCCGGATGGATAGCATCCATGATTGACGGATCGACCTGGGCCAGAGGAAGAAGCTCCTCTGTGAATCTGCGAATGTTGATCCCCTTCCTGGCAACCTGAGCTTTGGCCGCGGGAGACACATATTCGATCATGAGAGTGCGAGATTCCAGACTCGGAGGTGCCGGCGGAATCAAGTCCTGCCTGAGCAGAATCCTGTAGGTCCGCTCCAGCCTGGGTCCAAGTAGCTCAGACTGAAGCCTACCCAGGATAGGAGACATCATTTGCAGCATCTCCTCACGTTCATCCATGACCTCCGTAGCAGTCTGCCTTTCTCGCTTCTTCATCCTGGTAATCCAGTCAGCGTAGAAGGCACGCATGATATGCTGGCGCTTCTGTTCGAGCTTCTCCTCTCCAACATCCACACGACCCTTCGTCTCGAGAGGCTGAATCATCTGGTTCGGATTCATCGTTGAATCGTAGAAGATGAGCGACGATGGAGCCGTCCGAATTGGCATCATGAAGCCGTCATCGGGAAGCATCAACGGAGGGTCCACGATCTTCTGAAGGGACTTGAGTTGGACCCGTTCCATGGCATTCACCAGGCGAATATCGGGGAGACAGTTCATGGCCGGTGACCGTCCGTAAACCTCACCTGCTCGCTTGAGCCAACGAGGAACAGCGAACGGAAGTTCATCAAACCCGGACTTACTGAAGATAGCCTGAGCCTCCTTGCAGAAGTAGAAAGAGGCAAAAGGCTTACTCGTATTAGTAAGCTTACTGGTATCCCGGTCAGACCTCGGGAAGACAGCATGGATGACCTCCCACATGCGATCTGGCTCCTTGCATTCGAGAATCTTCTTGGAACCATGGTTGGGCCACTTCTGTTCGATCTGTCGTGTCGTCATCAAACACTTACGATGAACAGTATCAACCTTACCCTCGCTATTCTCGAGAATCCAGCAATCCGCAAGAGGGTACACTCTAAAACGAATGCATTGCTCTTTAGCGTTCCATTCTTGATACTCAACCGCCGTTCCAAACGATCCCAGATCAAGATAGCACTCATGGAGGCTGTTATTGTTATTTGAGGAAGGTTTGGCATACTCTTTGTAGATCAGGTCAGAGACGGTTTCCAACCAAGCCAGAGTAGGAGAATCCAGATACGATGGGTCGAGAGCGATAGCAGGATTACGCTCATCGACCACACAGAGATTGAACCATCGGTCTGTGGGAGAGGTGTTAAAGGTGTGAAGACCAGA